AGCTTCAGGTTGTCAATCGCGGCGGCCGCTTCGCCGTAGACGCGGGCCTCTTCGCCCTTCGCCTCGGCCAGGCTCGTCTGCGACCAGTCAGTCAGCCCGTTGAGCAGGCTTCCCTGCTCGTCGCGGAACCTGTCGAGGAACGATGCGCTCGAATTCGAGCCGGCGTCGATCTCCCCGGTGGCGGCCTGTATCCGTTTCGACGCTTCAAGTTTGGCGTTTTCAGTCAGCAGACCGTTAGAAGCCAGCAGTGCATCGTTGAGGGTGGTCTGCGCCTCGGCGCTTCGCTTGACGGCTTCCTTGTACCCGTCTGCGGCGGCCGCAGCTTTAGCGTTTTCCGTAGCGATAGCGCCGAACGCCACCGTCGCACCCATCAACGCGATGTTCAGCGGCCCACCCAACGCGCCGACAAGGCCACCGAAAGCGTTCTTAACGCCCGACGCCATGTTCGAAGCGCCGTTCTTCAAGATCGTCATCCGGGCATCCGCCCGCGACAATTCCGGGTTAGCCTGCTGCACATAGGTGGTCAGGGTGCGGAACGAATCGGCGGCGTTCGCGACACCGTCCTTCATCCCCCGCGCCTTCGGGCCGATGTTCCCGATCGCCGTGGACAGTGGCAGGAACGCCGACGACACCCGGGTCAGCACCGATGGGAGAAGTTTGAACGCGGCGAACGCCCCAACGAACGCCGTCACCAGGCCCTGGTTGTTCTTCAACACCGAGCCGATTCCGTTGAGCAGCGGCGCCAACAGTTTGATCACACCGGCGGCGGCCTCAAGCGCGACTGAGAAAGCCTGCCAGGCAGCGACGCCGATCGCACCGGCCGCCTTACCCAAAGACACCGCGATGTCGGCCAGGCCCGGCGCGGCGGACTGAACAGCGTCAGCAATCGACTTGAACGCCGAACTGTCACCAGCTTTGGAAATTCCATCCATCACCGACGACAAGCCATCAAGAAGCTTGGTGGCCGGCCCCTCAATAGCGTCATACGCTTTGAGTTGCAGCGACTCCATCGCGTTCTTCACGCGTTCCCACGCACCCGGCAGGCCCTTGGTTTTCGCCGCAGCCACATCAGATGCGCCGGCCAGGCGATCCACCGCCTCCCGGTTCTTGTCGTATGAGGCTGCGCCATCCTTGGCTGCAACACCAGCGAGGCGCATCGCGTCCGAACCGAACAGCGTTGCCGTGGCCGCCTGATACGCCTCCGGGGTCATCCGCTTGGATGCCTCACCCAGCTCGTCGAGCATTTGGCGCATCCCGACAAACTTGCCCTGCGCGTCATAGACGGTGAGGCCGAGTTCTTTGATGGCGCCCTGCGCCGGGTTGCCCTGATCAGTCAGCGCCAAAAGCGACGACTTAAGAAGTGTCCCGGCGTCAGAACCCTTGATACCACTGTTCGCCAATAGTGCAATCGACGCGGCTGTGTCCTCGACGCTCAAGCCAAACTGATTAGCAACCGTTCCCGCCTGCTGCAACGCTTGTGCAACGTCGGTGATCTCTGCCGACGAAGCGTTAGCGGCGTTCGCCAGAACGTCGGCGACCCTCCCGGCCGACTCAGCACCCAGCCCGAACGCCTGCAACGCCGAACTCTGAATCGTGGCGGCCTCGCTCGCAGAGACACCGGCAGCCGCAGCGAGTTGGAGCGATCCGCGGGCGGCGTCCATCGACTGCTGGACGGTGAAGCCGCCCTTAGCTAGTTCGGTCATGGCCGCGGCGGCGTCGTTGGCCGAGGTGGCGGGCAGGGTGGTGTCGGTGCCTAACTGGCGGGCGGCGGCTCCGACCGCCTTCATCTGCTCCTCGGTGGCCCCGGAGACCGCCCGTAGGGTGTTCATGTTGTTCGTCCAGTCCATGCCCACCGACATGACCTGCTTGAACTGGTCGATCACAGTGCTGGCTAAACCGGCGGCGCCCATCGCGGCCAGACCGGCCTTCGCACCAGCGGAGAAACGGTTACCGAAGTCTTGGCCGGCGGCGGTCGCCTTCGCCGACATCTTCGACGTATCCACGTCGGGGGACGCTTTGGCGCTGCGGGAGAACAGTTGCCCGAAACGAGAACCCGCACTCGAAGCCTTCCCCGACATCCCCGCGGTATCAACATCCGGGGATGCCTTCGCGCCGCGGGAAAACAGATCCCCGAAACGGCGGCCCGCCTGGGTTGCTTTGGCTGATGTTTTGGAGGTGTCGACATCCGGGGAAATCTTCGCCGACTTCTCGGCAGTCGTGAGAGCGCGTTTGATGTCGCGCTCCATGTTCTTCGTGGAAGCTACGATCGTCACCCACGCCGAACCTAGCTCCGGCACATCAACCTCCTCTCAGCAGCTCTAAAACTTCCGGGGAAACGATTTCCTCGAACGTGGCGGTCTCCCACGTCGGCCCGTCATACACCTCGGGTGGTTCAACACCTGGGCGTGGGATCCGCTCGGGGAACGGCTCGTCCTTGCCGCCCACGAAATGCAGGGCGGTGTAACGCCAACCAAGTTTGCGTTGCTCATACAGCTGCTCGGCGGCGATGTGGTCGGCGATCGTCCAGCCCTCATGTCGGGCGTGATAGATCGCGGTGGCCGGCGGGGCGGCGGTGATGTAGCACCAAAGGCCGCGCCAACCAAGCTCGTCGAAGGCCAGCCGATCCGTCAGCAGATCCCGGGTAATCGCGTCAGCGAGATCCCCGGTTGCCACCCGGATCAGCCACACTATTCCCCCGGGGTCAGCCCTTCGGTGGCCGACGCAGCCCACGCTTTGAACAGGTCGTCGATCGGGTCGCCGTCGGAATCATCGAGGGTTCTCAGGACTTCCCGGGCGACGTCGCAGGCCCCGCGGTCGATCGCCGCGAACTCGATGTCCACGTCGGTCTGCAGGGTGCGGATCTTGTACAACCATGTCTTGGAGTAGATCGACCCGAACGGTTTGAGGGCCACGACCGTCCCGCTAGGGAAGGTGTGAACGTACAGGTTGTCCGTGTTGTACTGGGCGGCCCAGTCGTAGCCGGCGGCACCGGGCTTCGGCTTCGGCTCAGGCTTCGGCTCGGTGACCGTCTCGGTGACCGTCTCGGTGACCGTCTCGGTGACCGGCTCGGGGGCGGTTTCGTTGTCGGGCTTATCTTTCGGCATATCTCTTCACCTTTGGCTCCACCCTCGGCTTTAAATGGAAGCCTCCCCGCGCCGCGCCAAAGGTGGAAGGACGGCGCGGGGAGGTGACCAGTTACTTCGCGGTGGCTTTCGCGTCGGCCGCCTCCTGGGCGGCAGCCTTGTTCGCTTCAGCCTTCGCGTCCGCCACAGCCGGATCGACCTTCGCATCAACCTTCAGCGGGGTCGTGACGGTGGCATCGTTCAGCACGGTGTACACGTAGCTGGTGTAACCCTGGCTGTCCGGGAAGATGCTGTACTTCGCCTTGAACACCGACCACTCGCCCGGCTTCTCGACGATCGGGTCGAGGGTCTCGAGCTGCGCGTCGGGAATACAGCGGCGACGCTTGGTCTTGCCGTCGACCGTGTCGATGATGTACGCGCCGTGCTCGGGCATCTCCACGGAGTGACGCACCGCGATCTGGGTGCCGTTGGTGGCATCGGCCGGGGTGACGGTCACGTTGTCGGTGCCGTACAGGGCGCCCAACAGCTCCGGGTTCAGGAACTCGATGAACGTGATTTCGAACATGTCGTCCATCGAGGTCTGCAAGCTGCGGACGACCTGGCCATTCCAGTCCTTGCGCTTCTCAACCTGGCGCTCGGACATGTAGGTGTAGCCATCCTCGGACACACCACCGAGGCGGATGCACTCGGCCGGGCGATCGGTCAGGGCGTCGGTCGGCAGCGCGATGGTCTGCGGGACCAGGTAGATGCCGCCGGTGACCGAGGGCTTACCGACGAACGTGTTCTTCGACAGCGTGTGCGCTGTGGGGGTTGCGGGTGCGGTCATGGTTTCCTCCTTGGAAACTGTTGTGATTAGGGGAGATACAGTTGAGACTGGACTGTCCAAACGATGTTCACTTGGTAAAGCGAACGGTCAGGAATGTCCGGGTCGTCGGTCGGGAACGGCCCGTTCTTCTCCACGGGCTCGCTCACTAGCTGCAGCTTTTCGCCGCTGTCATAAACATCGACCTCCATTTCGGGGGCCGCACGCATCACCGCCGCGCAGGTCCGCGCCAACTGCGATGTGTACTCGTCTTCGGTGCCGTAGACCTGGACGATGACCTGAACCCACTGGGTTCTCAGGCATACCTCGGAGCCCGGCAGCGCAAAGCAGCGGATAAACCACTCAGGCAGCGGCGAGGGGATACGGGTGCCGACAGGGATGCCGGTGATGCCCTGCTCGGCCAAACCAGCCAGCAGATACTTACGGGCCACCCGATCCATGTCGGGGAACATCAAAAGGTCAGCCACTGCTCAGGCCCCGCTGCAACGCAAAGGTTTTCGCTTCGTGGCGCGACGCACGGATGCTGGTCGTTGCTACCCGGTAACGGGCCCGGTTTTCGTCGCCCGCCTCATAGGCCTTGTAGTACGGTTCGGTCGCCGCCGGGTCGGTGGTAGACGGGATGGCGTTAGCCGCCGCCGCGATCCTATCGGCGCGTTCTTTGACCTCGGATTGCGCTTGACCGGAAGTGCGTAGCTGGTCGAAACCGGCCTCGTTGATGCGGAACTTCATCGGACCATCCGCAGCTCGACGACTTTGCGGTTCGGGGTGAACCCGAACGGCCCATAGTCGTAGTTCTTCGCCAAACCGTTCACCTCAAACACCTGCCCCTGAACGGTGAAGCGGTCCCGGTGATCCACCGGAACCGAAACATCAACCACCAAAGCCAGTTCCCCGACAACACGTTCTGAGCCGGTGGGGGGTCCGGCGGGTTCCTCAGAACCGACCGGCCACCACATGCACGCCACATCGACGGGGTCTGACCAGGCGGGGAGGGTGTTGCCGTGGCCGTCTTCCTCACCTGCGGTGTACTGCAAATGCAGGCAGGTGAACGGCAAAGGTGTCAACCTCAACTTGCGTACCCATCCCACAGCGGGCGCCCCGACTTGGTCAGGTTCGCCCCGCAGGAACAGTGAAATTCGTTGAAGGTTGTGCAGCAGATTTCGGCGTGCTGCTGAACCGTCCCAGTGGGGATCGTGTCGTAACCCCACGCCGTCCCAGTGCCGTTCGTGCCGGCGTTCGGGTCCGAACACATCGCCTGGAGTTGCTCAATCTCCTGCTCGGTGTACATGCCGTTTCGGCGCACAGAGCTGTCGACCTGGACCGAGAAC